CAATGGGCTTATAAGAAAATACATAAAATAGATTACATAAAAAGAGAAACTTTAGTAGAAAACTTTTACCACGAACCCGAAGATGATATTGATTGGAATTTTCTTAAAGAAAATTTCAATCCTAATAAATAATTATAAATATAAATATTTTTTAAAAAATATTTTTTTATTAATATATAAATGACATCTGTATTTAAATCAAATATACTGACTCTTTCCAAAAATAATAATTTTAAATTAGAAATTAAACATCCAAAATCTATTGTTTTTTTAAGGTCTTTATTATTAAACGACAAGGTTAGTATTATTAATGAAAGTAAATCTGTTAATTTATGTAATGTAACTTTTGATGCTTTCGAAGTTTTAAACCTTTCAAAATTTTTAAGTAAATATGACTCAAATTACAAATATCTAGTACATATGTTTTTATCTTTAAAATATCAAATTAATTTTTTATATGAAAATAAAATGGGGATTACTTTTTTTGATATTGATGACATAGTTGTTATTAAAAATAAAAAAAACAGCACTATTTTTTCATTTGTTTTTTTAAATTTTAACAAAGTTTTCGAAATTCAAGACGATTTTTTACTTGTATCAAAATCTTTTAATAAATTAAAAAAAACAAGCTTCTTTTCTCCAGAGTTGCTTACCGTCAATACAATACCATTTAAGGTATTTTATAAATGTTGTTATTTCTCTCTCGCTACTCTCATCGCTTATTGTATTGATAATAAACAACTTGATTTTTTAAAACCACTTGATTGGAATAATGATGATTTCATGAAAATTTTAGAACCCATTGACAATACTAAATTATTTTGGTCATTATTAAGATGTCATGAAATAAACCCAAAAAATAGATTTTTATTATGGATTTAGGAATTAATTTCTTATTCAAATATATAATGTCAATTGTTGCAATGAGAAGAAAGATTAATGAGAAAAATAAGGCGAATAAACGTAAACAAAAAAAGTCAAACTATACGGGATATCATACGTTTTTACAAAGAAAAAATACAAGGTGTTTATGTCCTGGTTCTGTTACGACTGTTTCTATAACACAAAGAAACGTGGTCAAAGACAGAGTTAATAAAAGAAAAACATCTTCCCAGAAAATTTTAGACAAAAAACTTTCTATTTTACAAAGAATTCGATGTGATGAAAAAAATGATACTGCTGTGAAAAAAGAGGATTTTAGATGTATTGTTGCAAAACAAAGAACTGCTTATACAAAGAAAGAAACTATTTTAAGATTTTGTAATACCACAAAAGATTTGAAAATACCCGATTCAAATTCGAGTTATGCCAGTTTATATGATTCTCTCAAAACAGAGAGAGCTTTTCGTTGTAGTGATCAAACAAATGTTGCTAATAATAAATGTTAAATAATATATATATAAATATAAATTATTATTTAATAATTATGTCTCTCAAACCGTTATCCGTTCTTTACATTGAATTTGATGAAAATATTATTGATTCTGATATTTTAAAAAAATATCACAACAAAATAAAAATACATAACTTAGCCGTTTCAAATGATTTATATCCCGACTCTGGGTTCGATATTTTTAATCCAAAACAAATTAATTTTAACAAAAATCAAACACAACTTGTTAACTTTGGTATTAAAAGCGCTATGTATACATTTACAAATGCAAAAAATATACCTACTTATAGTACCGTATATGAATCATTTAATAGGAGATTGAATACTAATATTTATACCCAACCATTTCAAATATTCCCGAGAAGTTCCATCTGGAAAACAGGGTTTAGATTAGCTAATAATACAGGGATTATTGATTCTGGATATAGAGGGCATTTGTTTGGATCGATGCATAATAATAATAATTGTAAAAATGATTTAATTTATGGTAATCGATATTTGCAAATTTGTAAACCAGACTTATTACCTTTTCATATTCAAATTGTTGAAAAAATTAATAACGATTCAAAAAGAGGTAATGGCGGTTTGGGATCTACTGGTAATTAGAATCTATATAACCCTGTAAGTTTTTCTGGAATTTTTCATTATCCATTAAATTTTTATTTACACATGTTTTACATAAATATATTTTAAAAATATATTTACGTGTTTCTTTTTTTAAATCTATTAAATTACTTGTTATTATAGAACAAGTCATACATCCTTGTAACCAACCGTTTTCTGGTAAATGTGTTTCCTCATATATTTCTATTATTTTTTTTTCATTATCACACATTAGTATATTATTTCATTCATTTTTAAAGTTCTTTTTTATTGGTTACCTATTTTATGTCCTTCTTTTTTTGTAATTTAGAATATAAATATATTTATTTATATTATATAATGAGCGATACAGGACCAACACCATCAATTCCACCATCAATACCAGTAGAACCAGAAATACCAGAAACACCAGTAGTAGCAACTGATGAAGAATTAACACCACCAGTATCTGGTGAAGATGATGAAGACAGTAAACCCGATGTTGACGTGACCAAAGACGTATTTTTTTTAAAAAAAAAATTTGGTGTTGACATTACAAAATATAAGGATTTACTTACAACAATCTTGAATTCAACCCCTCCAAAGAGCTTTTCTGAATGGAAAGATTCAATTAGTGTACCAATACAAGGAGGTGGTTATGATAGTGATTTCGGTTATTATAGCGATAGTTCGTATGATAGTTCATCTGATAATTCATCAGATAGTTCATCAGGTAGTTCATCTGGTGATGATAGTGATGGTACTGATTACACTCGAAATAAGATGTTTTATCAATGGAGTGGGAACCCAGGATCTATGAACGGTGGTGGTACCGCGGATATAATTGATACACGTGACAGAAGGAGAAATTCATTAAAAAGTATAGATTTTTTAGAAAAATTAGATATTTTAAATCCTGATCGTTCAGATGAATGGAACTATTTCACAACAATAACTACTGAGTTAAATAGACTTGGTTTTGGTATTAATGCTAATAATATATTTATTGTCAGATTAATTTTTAAAATGTTTGGCGATAAAGCAAAGGGTATAATGATAATGTTGATGAATAATAATAAAAAATTTAAAGTTTTTATTTATGATTATGAAAGTGAGGATAATATTGAAAAAAATAAATTATATATATTAGCCTTAATTTTTAGTAAAATCATAGAAAGAGAAGAAGAAGAAGGAGAAGGAGAAGAAGAAGAAGTAAAGAATATCACTTTTACAAATGTTGATAATAATTATGGTTATGCATTTCTTAATACTGTTTGTGAAATTCTTTTTAAAAAAGATGTGGTTGGAACTGATAGTTTCATAGATTTATATTTTAGACATGGTATTTCAGTTATTGTTATGGTTCTATATAACAATATTAATACAGAGTTGGGTAAGTTGACCGAATCTTCTTTAAAACACCAGAAAAAAATTACAAATAAAAAGATATTTTCACAAATAAACTTTATTTTTATGACTCTTTCTTTTAACGAGGCTAAAATTAAAGAAAGTGTTGAAGCTGTTGTTAATATATTAGATATCGTAGAAGATGAATTGGGTGGAAAAGCTATTGATTTTTTTAAAGCAAATAAGTTTGATTCAACAAAAAGAAAACATTTAAAACAATATTTATTAAACAGAAGAAAGACAGTTTATCACCATTATAATAAAGAAATTTTATATTCTTTCGTTGATGATCAAGAAAAAGAGATTGTTGGTGGGGGCAAACCAGAGCAAGATACATATAAGGGAGTACTTGATAAGATTAAAGAAAAATTCAATACAAATTTAAAAAAAAAAATAAAAGAAACAGGTCTACTTATATCAAATCCAGACGATACTGTTAAAATAATGAAATTATTAGATTTAGAATCCAATTTAATAAAAGATTATGAAAAAGAGAATAAAAAAGATAACAAAATATCTTTTATGGATATTTATAATTTGGACAATATATTTATGATTGAGTATTTGTTTGAATTATTGTTTAGTCATAAAAAAACAACTATTATTCTGGATGGCAAAGTAATTAATATAAAAGAAGATGGATATATCGAAGGTGACGAAGGTGACGATACACATGTTAAGGGTATTCAAAATTTTTCTGTTAAAATTAAAGATTCTTCAGGTATTATTAATCTATTTTTTTGTTGCAATGAAAATGCAAAAGCTGATAACAAGGATTTTGCTACATATCAAAAATACTTACATTTAATTAGTAAGGCTAGTGTAAATGAAGAAAAACAAACATTCGTCAACCATGAACAAAAATTCATTTTAAAAATTAATATTATTGGAATGGGTAATAATCCCACTAGAAGTATTGATTCTTTTCCTCTTGGAAGTTGTAAATTTAGAAATGATGATATTTTTAGTAAACGTAATGGTATATTTCGTTTGAAGAATCTTGGTAAAAACATTGACGGAACTTACCTGAATGACAAAGCTGTTGTAAAAAAAATTCGACAAAGTGTTGTAGAAAATAATAGAAAACAGGCAAAAATGTTAATTAATATAGAAAATTACAAAATTAAATATGAAAAGTCTCTTAAAAAGCAAAAAGAAAAGAGAACGAGACTCGTAGTCAAAAAAAAACAACTCATTATAACAGAAAAAAAGACAAAAGAGTTGAAAGTGAAAGCCGAATTGGCAAGGGTAGATAATAAAATAAAAAAACTCAAAAATAATTATAAAGTCAGGATTAAAAAACACGAAAATGAATTTAAAATATTAGAAGAACAAACAAAAGAAAACATGAGAAGACTTGGACGTGCAACCAATGGTAGAGAAGGTATCGGTAGTAGCAGCAGTAGCAGTGGTAGTAACAGCAGTAGTAGCGGCAGTAGCGATAGTATTAGCGGTAGCAGTAGTAGCAGTAGTAGCGGTAGCAGTAGTAGCGGTAGCGGTAGCAGTAGCAGTGGTAGTAGCGGTAGCAGTAGTAGTAGCGATAGCAGTAGTAGCGATAGTAGCGATAGTAGTAAGACCACTTCGTTGATAAACCAACCTCTTCCAGGAATAGCATGGATTAATAATTCTTGTTGGTTATCAACTGTAATACAACTTTTTTTTACAATGGAAGATTTTGGTACGAGGGTGTTTGATAATAATACTGAATATTGTGAAAATCATGCTGATAATTCTGGAAAACCCGAGCTTATAGAAATATGCAAAGAAAGATCTTTGGCTTTGCAAAATGTTGTAAAAGAATATGAAACAATCCGTGAAAAAATCGGTATCGATGGTATTGGAAACAGATCTGTGAATAAAGATCTTATTAATAAATTAGTAAACTCTATAGGCACTGGTACGTGCCAAAAAGATGCTGCAGAAGGGTTAAATCTTTTGTCCAACTCATTTCATTTTCCTTACACTTCTTATACTACGAATTCTCTTTCTTATTTTTATGATACGAAAACAAATATCAAAAGAGAACTTGAGACTGATTCAGGGACAAATGTGGAGTCTCTTGCTTTTTTTCCGACAAAAGTTAGTGAATTTAAAGGGCTGGCAGATAGTAAAGAAAACAAAACTATAACTTTGACTGAACTAATAAATATTGCTTTAAAGGGTATTACATTTAAACTTATTAACGATGTTGATGATAAATATTCGCAACCAATATTTGGTAATGCAGGACAAAATTGGTTACCAATATTAAATTGGACGGTTGAAGAGAGAAAAAAACCTATGTTCGGTAATGTTTTTTTAGAATCTAACGTTTACGATGATTTAATGGGTCTTTTTTATACTGGGGGTGAGGGTGAGGATAATTCTCCACAAATACAAAGTGTTTTATTTAATTTTTTGCTTGATTTTGATAATACATTAACGGAGGACCACGATTATTTTCAAGAATGGTGGGTTGGGAAAATGAAAGAACTTTATATTTTTAAACGTTTTGAAGTATTATTGTTTTATAAAATGGTGCAGGTACAAATCAATGATATGGAATTGGGTAACCCCTTTAAAAATGAATTTCTAGATTTATTACCACAACAGGATAAAAAAAAGCCAGTATATACAAGAAAACAAGTAGTTGACACCCCAGAAAGTATAACAAATTTTTTTGATGATAGTTTCAGTGAAGCTTTTAATATGATTGTTGGAAATGAAAGGATGGGTGAAGC